TGCAATTGTTGCTGCAACTCTTGCAGGACGAGGTTACACACCTGGAAGTAAGAACTACTTACAAGCAGCAGGTGAAGTAGGTGGGGCTTATAAATACCTTGGTATAGAGAATGCTCCTGCTACTCAAGCAATTGCAGCAATGCACTCAGGTGCAATGGGAGCAAACCTATTCCAGTATGGAATCACAACAAGTGGTCCTAATGGAAAAGATAAGACCATGGGTCAAATTGCCAAAGAATTAATGGGTTACATGGGTGCATCTGGCGCATCTACTGAACAGGTAAGAAGTTCCTATCAAAAGGGTGCTCTTGGAGCAAACTTAGCCACCATGGGATTTGATGCAGCCACACAAGAGATGCTCTATCAGTCAATGATTGATATCTCATCAGGAAGAAATCCTGACCTATCAAAAGCAAAACCAATGGCAGGCAATGAAAACACCGCCCTTACTGCCGCTGGTCGCATGGCGTCCTCTCAAACTTCATTGATGACTAAAGCAGAAGACTCAATGATTAAAGGCTTTGAAAATGCAGCAAGTACAGTAGAGGCATTTAATAGAGCCCTATCTAATGTCGTTCAACCGTTAGGACAACTTAAAGGTTATGTAGGTGGTGTTGGAGGAACAAACGCAGGAGCAGGAATTGGTACTGCTGGTGCAGGCATAATGGGAATCTTAAAAAAGCAGCAGGAGTTGCACTCATTGCTGGTGCTGGTGGTGCAGAGGTGTTCAGTGGAGGAGCCGCAACACCGTTAGCACTTGGTATGGGTGCGGCTGGTCTGGGTCTTTTAACAAAAGGTGGTGGTTCTACGTCAGGTTACGGTTCATCCTTTGGTGTTGGTAGCCGTGGACGTAGTGGTGGTGCAAGTCCTGTAGCGGGAGCCGCTGTCAGTGCTGGTTACGGCGCAACAGATAACTCAGGAGTTTGGGCCGCAACAAATAACACACATACAGGTAATGATTATGCGACCCCTATCGGAACTCCTGTCACTGTTGCCTACGGTGATGGTGTAGTAAGCCAAGTAGATATTAATGCTGATTATGGAACCTCTGTAATGATTGACCATGCAGATGGAACACAGACTTTGTACGCACACCTTAGTGAGCGCTCCGTTAAAGTTGGAGACACAGTTAAACTTGGACAACGACTTGGAAAGTCTGGTGACTCTGGTAATGCTGGTGGCCCTCACCTTCACTTTGAAATGCGTAAAGGAAAGAACAATCCTGTAGACCCAAACAAGTATCTTTCTGGTGGTATGGGAAGTGGCTCTACTAACGATATGTTGTCTATGGGTTACTCCACAACCGTTCCCTTGCCCTCTGATGTCTTGGGCTCTTCAAAGGCCTCCACCAGTTCATCTAGTACCTCTAGTACTTCTTCTAGTACTCCTTACATGGGTTCAGGTAATTACTCTAAGAATGCCTTGGATGATAACTCTCTAAGAAGCACTTTAACTAATGCTGGATTCTCTGGTCAAGGATTAGAGAATGCTATGAAAATTGCTAGGGCAGAATCTGGTGGACGTCCTGGTGCATACAATGGTGTAGGCCTCGACAACTCCTACGGCTTATTCCAAATTAATATGATTGGTGATTTAGGTAAGAAAAGAAATGAAAATTATTTAAGAGACTATGCCTCTATCGGTTACACAGGCCCAGAAAGCCTTTATGACCCAGCAATCAACTCTAAAATTGCTTATGCAATATCAAACGAGGGAACTAAATGGGGTACTGCTTGGGTAAACAGTGCAAAAAAAGTAGGGGTTGGTGGAGGTAGTACAGGGTATGGCGCTGCTATGCCTGCCGCTCTTACTACTACTGAAAGTATTGCTTCTATGCCTAGCACTGCTGCCCTACAGGGTAACAAGACTGTAAACATAACTCTTAACATTGAACGTGCATCAGAGCAAGAGGCCATGCGCTTGGTGAGGTTAGTAAAGACTCATCTTGAAAATGACAAAGACCTGGCTAGAATAGGAAACTCATAATGGCAACAGGACATCCAAGTAATGGTCAAAATACAATGGCTGCTCAAGTCTCAGCGGCTAATGCTAAAATTGCTAACGCCGCTAATGCTCGTGCTAAAGCACAGAAAAAAGCACAAGATACTGAAAAAACAAAACAATTAAATGATTCTATATCTGCTATACAGTCATACCAACTTGCTCCTGCAATATTAGAAATGAAAGCAGCAGAAAAAAACGTTAACACTTATCAAAGCGCTTTAGATGCGTATAAACGTGCTCATTATCTTGAAGTTGGTTTTCCAAGTGGGGCTGATACAGCAGCAATAAATGTTATAAACAGTTATCTTACTCCTGCTAAAGCCGCGCTTGCTGTTCAAAAAACAAAAGTAAATGATTTTAATAGTACAATTGTAAAACTTAAAAAACAAATTAGTGATTTAAATCCTGTATCTTCTTTATTTTTTCCTGGTTCTATTACTCCTGCAACCAAGGGTGCTCCTACGTCCATAAAAAATGGACAGTACTTAAATGGTGATGGTAAAAAGAAAGCCTTCTCTAAGGACTATATGTACAATGCACCAATGGTAAAGGCTGCTTACTTTGGTTCTCAAAGTTTTCAAGACAACATTCTTGGTAATAACCGTGTTGACCCAGGAGCCTACTCCGATGCAAGAAATGCTTGGTCGGGTGTTACTGGTGGACGAGGCACTATTCAAATGGATAAAAAGGTAATTCAAACGATGGAACCACAACTTAGTGGTCAAAGTGAGGACCTAGATTTACAAAAATATGGGTTTAAGTTTCTTTATAATCCAACCACTGTAAGTATGGCGTGGGGTTTAATGAACTACATGGACCCACCGTATGAGGCAGCAGGTAAAGACGCCTTTGCTCCCGTATCTGCTGGTTTAATGACTAGTACGGTTGATTTTGAACTCATACTTAATCGTATTGAAGACTTTAATTACCTTAATGAGAACGGCTTGGATGGGTTTAATCCTTACTCAGTTACTGTTCCTAGTGATGATTTAAAAGATATCTATCGTCAGGGAACAATGTACGATATGGAGTACTTGTTGAAGACCTTGAATGGACCAAGTGCAAAATACACCTCAGAGTTAAATGGCTCAACATCAGACCGCGCATGGCTGCGTCCTACTATCGTTGAACTCCATCTAGGTAGTGCAATGCGCTACCGTGTTCGTATTGCAAACCTATCAATTAACCACATTATGTTTAATAGCAGAATGGTTCCCATTCTTTCTAGTGTAAAGATTACTTGCTCACGGTTTAACGATGGACCAACGGCTATGCCTTCTAATGCAATAGTAGGGTCGCATAAACCATACGCAGACAAAAGGATTCAAAAATGATATTTCTAGACAGCAGATACCTTGACGGAACAATTGCTAAGGCTTACGACGCACGTACTGGTGCTTATGAGTTAGGTGTGTTTCGTAACTTTCCTTCATACTCTTTGGGATTCTTCTATTACGACTGGGTAGAAACTGACCGTCTAGATGACTTGGCTCTACAGTTCCTTGGCTCTTCAGATTTGTGGTGGCAAATTATGGATTTAAATCCACAAGTGCTAGACCCCTTCTCTATTGCACCTGGCACTCAGATAAGGATTCCTCGTGAATAATTCTGTACAAAATAGAACGGGTTCTAAATACAAGGTTACGTTTCCTAATTTTCCATCCTTTAATACAACTCCAAAAAGCATACAGATACATCAAGCAACTGGAAAACAGGATGTTGTAGAAATTACATATCCTAGGTTTAGTAATTTTTTATTAAAATCATTAAAGACTGGTGTGCCTGTTCTTATTGTTTGGAACAACGACAAGGTTTCAGAAACATTTTACGGCTACATCTATGATGTATCAAGTACCACACATCAGAGTTTAAATAGGCCTGTTGTAGTTCGTTGCATAGGTGCCTCTCTTGCGTTAAAGGAGGGGGGAACTAAAATTTGGAAATCAAAAACAGCCCCAGACATTGTCACAGACATTGCAAATAGTCTAAAGTTAAAACCCTTTGTAACTCCACACAAGATGATTTTTCCTCAGCAATCTTTAGTGGGGCACACTAAGTGGGAAAAGGTACAGGAACTTGCTAGTCGTTTAGGTTATGTATGTCAGATGAAAGGCACAGAATTACACTTTCATCCTATAGACAAAATGATTGATAGATTTATGACAACCATACCCGTTATGTCGTTTACTCATCTTTATGGTAATGCTTACTCTGAAGTCTTAACACAAACCCTAGATAAGTTTAAACCACGTATTGGTGACTACTCCGATAGTAGGGAGTACTCACGAAGAGTAAAATCTGTCTCTGGTATTGACCCTGTAACAGGAGAAACTTATACCGTGACATCTTCTCCTAACGGTGTAGGAAAAAAACTAAGGGAAGGTACACGAGACCCAATATTTAAAGACACACTTCCTGGAGTAATAACTACAAGTAAGGCAATGGCTCAGACTATCGTAGATGCCCACGCCCAACTTGCTCGTTTCTCTATGTACGCCGAAGGTTCTGGGCAAGGTGACCCACGAATTGCTCCTTATAGAACAATAGAAATACAGGGTACGGGAGATACTACCGATGGTTTTTGGGTAGTAAAAGAAGCAACACACACCTTAGCATTTGGTGGAGGTTATCAAGTAGATTTTGTTTGTATGATTGACGGAATTGGAAACACCAAACCAAGTGCAACAAGACCATCTACAGCGGGATTTGTTCCTACAAGAAACATCCAATTAGAGTTATCAACAGGTGGGCCAAGCGCTCCAACATCATCTAGACTTAATACTCCATCACCTATGATTACTGCAGATGCTGGTGGATTTACAGTAACTTCGACTAGATGGGTAGGTAGATAAGTGGCAGAAAAAACTTTAGCATTGCCTTTTTCTGTCGACCCATATGGAAAAATCTCTGTAACAAGTGAGCAGTCTAAGATTTGGGCTGACCGT